CCAGAAAATGAGCATTTAATCTTAGATGAAAATGCATTAGCTGAGTATCACAGATTAACTGAAGAATTAGGTATTCCTGCAGTTAAACCTGAAAAAGTACCTAATGTATATCAACCAATAAACTTAGCACAAGCTAGGATTCTTGGTGCATTATGTCCTATGTCTGTAAAGATTACAGCTTACACTAAATCAACTATTCCTGTTGAAGTATTGCAGAGTATCAAGTTTGCTCAAAACATGGAAATGTTTGATTGGATGGAAGTATGGTATGATGATAAAGCTCCAGATCCTATGATTATTGGTAAGTCTTACCAAAGTGAAGAGGATCGTGTTAAAGGTTATAACTGGAGAATGCATCATACTCTTGTAGCAAGATGGGGTGATTGTGCTTATGAGTTTCTTGAGTTACTTGAATTAGGGCGTCAAAGGATTATACAAAATCTTACTAATGAAGCTAAAGAAATAAAGCAATTAGTAGATATGTTCTTGGCAGAACCTGAAGTTCATACAGAAAAGTTTATTCAAACTGGTACAACAATCTACAAAAAATAATATGCTAGACAGCAAAAGGGATGAAATCCAAAATGCTGCGGTAGATACCTGGGTACAAGCGGGTAAAAAAGGTACTCTTAATCTGAGTACAGGTATTGGTAAGACATTCTGTTTTATCAAAGCCACTCGCTTGTTACCTAAAGGTTCCAAGATTCTATTCTTAGCAGAGACTACTCAACGTGAGATTGATTTAGAGAAAGACTTAGCCTTCTTCAAGAAGCTGTTTAAGTATGATCTAAAGAAGACTCATCAGTTGACTTTTCTTTGTTATCAGTCAGCTTATAAACTGGTTGATCAAGAATGGGATTTTGTATGTGCAGATGAGATTCACTCTTCTCTCACACCGCAATACGTACAATTCTATAAGAATAATACGTATAAACATATCATGGGGCTGTCTGCAACTGTAGACAGGAATACAGCTTATCTTGATGAAGAGGGTAACCAACTGACTAAGGGGCTATGGGTAGACCAGATTGCTCCTGTCTGCTTCAAGTATAACCTCAATCAAGCTGTAGAAGATGGGACTACTAAGAAACTCAGGATGTTTATTATTAATCATGGTCTAGACCTTGTAAATAAGAATGTACCTGCAGGAACTAAAGCTGCTCCATTCATGACTACAGAGAAAGAGAGTTATGATTACTGGGATAACCAGTTCAAAAAAGCTCTGTTCTTACCCGATGGTAACATGAAGACCTTTAAAATTAGGACTACCTCTGCAGCTAGGGCTAAAGTATTGTATACTTTACCTAGTAAAATCAGAGAAGTCTTAAAGCTTTTACAAGCTGTTAAAGGTAAAACCCTAGTATTTGGTAATAGTATAGAAGCATTATCTCTGGTAACTCCTAATGTAATTAGTAACAAGAACTCTGAAAAGGCAAATGCTCAGCTTAGGCAAGACTTTGACGCAGGGAAGGTTGATACTATAGCTTCATTCAAAATGCTAAAGCAGGGTGCTAATCTCAAGGATTTGGACAATACCATTCTCATGTCTTATTATTCTAAAGAATTAGATATGATTCAAGCTATTGGCCGTCAAAGAGTTAACAATAAGACGGGTAATATCTTTATTTATGTCACTTCTGGAACTCAGGAGGTAAAATGGTATAGGAAAGCTATGGAGAATATTAACAATTATGAAGAGATCCACTGTAATTCCACGGACGACTGTATTACAAAATACAGGGCAATCATTGAAGAAGAAACTCAAAAAAGCAAACCAGTTGGGAAAGCTTCAAAAGTTCAATCAGCTTAGTAAAATGGAGTCTGAAGATAGGTTCTTGATGTACAAAAATCTTGGATATGTTTGAACTAGTTATTATCTTTACCTTGCTATACATATTGTGTAAACTACATAATGTGCATATCATCAAACACAAGTTTCAGGGCATTTATCTATATTACGAGGTCAAGAAATTTGACATGTGGTATAAGGAATTTAAACCTATTGTAAAGAAGATAAGGCTTTGGGACTTAGACTCCAAAGATGAAGAACCACCAATCTTCTGAGACCTGTTTATATTGCTTTGGCGCAAAGGAGCTTACTAGAGATGGTAAGCTTCCTGTGCCTTGCCCCTTATGTCAAGGGGGTAAGCTATCTGAGAAGGAATTGAAGAAAGCCAATAAAAAGCTTAAAATGTACACTAGATTCTTGGAAGATGATAATTAACATAGACTTGGAAAGTCTGTGCACTTCAGACCTTAGCCCTAATGAGTATGCAATCTTGTATTGCATATATCAGGCTAAAAATCCAAAAGATCATTTATGTATTCCTGATACTGACTATTATCAAATAGCTAGTTCAGGATATTTGAGAGAAAACCCTCATTCAGAATCTAACTTTCCTTACTCTCTTACAGGAGATGGGCTTGCACTCTTTGAAAGAACAGACAGTTTCTCTAGTTTTGCAGAAGAATACCGCAACTTATTTCCTAAGGGAGTAAAATCTGGTAATGGTACTCCAATAAGGGGTGATAAACAAGGTGTAATAAAGAAGATGGAGTGGTTTCTTCGTATGTACCCCGAGTTTTCCAAAACTACTATTCTTAATGCTACTAAAGTTTACATTGATCAGATGAGGCAGAAAGGCTATGTCTATATGACACAAGCTGATTATCTCATACAAAAAGACAATGGTTCAAAGCTAGCTGCATTATGTGAAGACTTTGACAATAAAACAGCACATATTGTAAAGTCAGGAGAACGTAGGATATGAGGATATACCAGAAGGTAAAGCAAGAAATTAAGAAGAACAAACAGCTGAGATTAGATGGAGGATACACCTGCATCCCGTTTGTTCTGTTGCCTAAACTGGGGCAAGTAGTACCAGGTATTGAGCAGGAAAAGTATTATCTTGTAACTGCTAACAGTAAAGTAGGTAAGACTAAGCTTGCTGACTTTTTGTTTGTTTACAATCCTTATGAGTTTGTAACAAGCAAGCACAGTGATGTAAAGCTTAAGATATTCTACTTCTCATTAGAGGTAAGCAAAGAAGAGAAGCTTAGCCAATTCTACAGCTATCTGCTGTATAAGAATCACAACATTGTAATATCCCCAGAGAAACTTAAGTCACGCTTTGAGAACTATATTCTTGAAGATGATATAGAGAAAATCTTGGATACTTATGATGCTGAGATGGATAAGTTTGAGTCTATGGTAACTATTATAGACAATGTAAAAAATCCTTTCGGTATTTACAAACACATGAGGGATTATGCATATAGTAATGGCGTACATTATGATAAAGATGGTAATGTCATTCCTGTAGAAGCATTGTTAAGTGATAACCCACAGACTAAAGAGAAGGCTAATCTTGCTATAGCTGACTATAAGGCTAATGATCCTAATGAATATGTGATTATTGTAGTAGACCACTTGAGTCTGTTGCATACTGAGAAAGGCCAGGATTTATGGACTACCATCTTTAACTTCAGTAGTAAGTATTGTCTTGCTATGCGTGACAGATGGAGATATATTCCTGTAGTTATTCAGCAGCAAGCTGCAGATCAAGAGAAACAACAATTCACTTTCAGAGGTGATAGTATTATTGCAAAGCTTAGACCAAGTCCTGACGGTCTAGCCGATTGTAAACTTACACAGCGTGATGTAAATGTAATGTTTGGTTTGTTTGCTCCTCATAGGTACAAGATTGAGAACTATGAAGGATATGATATAGACAAACTGGGAGACAATTACAGAGAGTTCAATGTAATGTTAAATCGTAATGGTTCAGGATTTATCAATATAGACTTATACTTTAATGGGGCTTCTAACTTCTTTAAAGAACTTCTTCCAGCTGAAAAAATGGAAGAAAAGCACTACAAATCAATCGCAGCAATCAACGCAACAGCTAAGTAGCCTTAATCCTGAATTTACAGAAGAAGAAGTTACTCAAATGCTTGCAGACTTACGTAGAGACTTAGATGCTTATAAAAACAGCATAAATAAGTTTAAAGAAGAAGTAGAAGACATTACTGAAAGTTTCAAGAATAACATTAGTACTACTATGGATATGGTAGATACTTTTGAACCTACAGCTCCTGTCTTTATTACTCGTAAGATGGACAGTATTCTTGACTTTATTAATTCTTGCGATCCTTTGACTAAGGATAGAGTACTAGATGCACTGAAGAGTTCTTCTGCAGATAAAGCTTTATTCCTGACTGCTGTAAAAGATGATGAAAAGACTTATGTAATTCTCATGAACATAACCAGTCTTCCTGAAGAAGAAGGATTAGCCTTGGCTTATTCTACTGATCTGGACACTCTGAGTTATTTTCTTGCAGAGCTGACTACTCTTAGCGAAGATGACGTAAAAAATGAATTTAAAGATGGCAAAGAAGAGTAAACTTGAACTACTGGACTGTGAACGAGTAAATGACCTGCTTATAGATGAATGTAACAGGATTAAAGAGTTACTTGTAAAGAAGAACACAGATTATAACAATTCCTTGTATGCTAAAGCTCCTTTATTTGAGATTGACCCAAGAGTAGGGTTGATGGCTAGAATAAATGATAAGCTTAACAGAATAAAGCAAGTAGGATTGACTGATGCTACTGAAGACAGTCTAGATGATCTTATAGGTTACCTCATCCATTTAAAGATTACTAACAACCTAAATAAATAATCATGATTACAATTAAAGACAAGTCACTGGGCAAGTACAGTGTGGTAGAAGACTTTCAAGGCCTTAAGGTTCTTGATGAAACTGGTAAATCTCTGGTAAAAGTAGGTGCATTTGAGGAAGCTCTGAGGTATATTGCCTCTAGACTTATCCTAGACAATGATGCTACTTATACTTTATGCGAGTATACTCGTAAGAAGAAAGAAGTGTATGATGCTATTGTAGCAGCTCAAGAGGCTGATCAACAGGTAATTCCTTTTGAAGAAGTACAATAATCTTAAAATGTGTATAGATGTCTGACAAAATTGTAAAACACGAACAAGACACAGCTGTAATGCCCCGCAACGAGATGGAGCAATTACAGTTACTTATTGACTCTAAAGTCTTGCCTGCAAATGTCAAGACTATAGAACAGGCCTTTGCTATTGCTCAGTTCGGTAAGGACTTAGGCATGAAGCCTATGCAGGCTTTTCATCAAGTATATTCTATTCAAGGTCGTCTTGCTCTTAGTTCTAAAGGTTTGGGTGCTATGTTGTGGGCCAATGGCATCCAATATAAAACTTTACAGGACTTTGAGAAAGTTGACAAAGGAGACGGTAAGAGTGATTTTATTACTACGATTGAGTTTTATCGTGGTAAAGTCACAGATCGTGCTTCATTTTATTGGTCTGATGCAGTCCGTGCAGGATGGACTACAAAGGATAACTGGGTTAAAATGCCTGAATAGTTTGGGCATTTAAAATTGGGTGAATTGCTGGAAAGCTAAGTCAGAAATGATATGCCAATCAGCAGCCAAGCTACTGAAAGTCAATTAGTAAGTAGAAGGTTCAACGCATAGACAGTGAGTAGACTAAACAATAATCTGTCCACGAGTGCCCAACATTGAATATATTCTATTATCTTTGCATTATGGATAATATCTTATGCATAGAAGAGGTTTGGAAACCAGTTGTAGGTTATGAAGGTTTATATGAAGTATCTAATTTAGGAAAAGTTAAATCTTTACCTAAAAAAGGTTTTAAAAAAGAGGTGATTAGAAAAACAGGCATGGATGTAAGGAATGGGTATGTAACAGTAATGCTACGTAAAAATAATATTCCTTATACAAAAAGAGTTCATTCTCTTGTAGTAGAAGCATTCTTAGGAATAAAAACTACTAAAAAATTAGTCGCTAATCATATAAACGGTATAAAAACAGATAATAGGTTAGAAAATTTAGAAGTAATTTCTCAAAAAGAAAATATCAAACATGCTTTTAAAGTAGGATTAGTTAAAGTACCTACTAAAGATGCACGATATAATTCTGTAATAAAGGAAAAAGATTTCCCTAAATTATTAGAGTTATTTAAGACTGATATGACTTCTAAAGATATAGCTAAATTATTTGGAGTAAATCCTACAACAATTAGTAGAATAAGAACAGGTAAGAGACGCTCTTACTTATTCAATGGTGATATATGCTGAACTTATAGGAAACTATAAGAACTAAAGGATAAAAAACCTTTAGGGTAACAAATTGAAACATATGTTATACGCAAGATGTCTTGCTCTAGGTGCTCAGCGTATTGCACCAGACAAGATCCTTGGTCTGTATACTGTAGAAGAAATGGTAGATGTAACCAATGCCCCTGGTGTATCTATCAATGATGAAGGGGAAGTAACAATTAATCAGTAAGCTATCATGGCACAGAAAGAAGTATCAATGGGTGCATTTATTGCAGCCCGCAAAGAAGGAAAGACTGTAAAAGAACTTTCAGATCAGTTTGGCATCTCAGCAGCTAGTTGCAAAAGCATTATCAAGCAATTAGATCTGCCTAAGCGTGCAACTAAACCTGGGTTCGTACTTGTGAATGACGTAAATCAAACTTCTATCTAATTATGGCATACGGTAGTAAAACAACCTCAGACGGCAAACAAATTTCAGCTGATGAGACACGTACAAGTCCTGTAGTAGGCATTGTTAATGACTGCACCATTAAAGGTGTATTTGAACTAAATGATGATAAGTCTGTGGCTAGTATCACTTTTGTGCAGCCTAATGGTACAGAGATTACTCACAAAGAGTGGTCTAGAACCCTACCCGCATCACAGTCAGCAAGTATGTAGCTGATAGGCTTGTAAAGCCTACAGCTCCTAAGCCTGATCCAGAAATGGACATGTCTGCTGATGCACTTCCTTTCTAAGTGTCTTTGTGTTTCTATTATTAGTTAGATTAGGGGCGGGTAAAACCGCCCCTTAATCTTTATACTATGTACGGCAAACCAGTAAAAGAGCTTACAATAGATGAGATTCTATCTAGAGTCTCAGAATGGGACTTATGGTCTTATTATATCCCTGGTGTACAGCTCAAGAAGAAATTCAAGAGTCCACTACGTAAGGATGAAGAGCCATCTGCTTCCTTGTTTGTAAACAGACAAAACTCTATACTTTTTAAAGACTTTGGTACAGGTCAAACAATGAATATCTGGTCTTTCCTGCAGGCTAGATACAATGTTACCTTTAGAGAAGTTTTGTTACTGGTTAACAATGACTTCAATCTAAAACTAGGTAGTAAAACCCTGAAGATAAAGCCTTCTATGGAACTCTTTGGAGTAGTTACTAACCATATAATAGAGCAAAAGGAACCTAGTACCATTAAAATAAAGAGTAGACCTTGGTCTTTAAAGGACAAAGAATACTGGGGACAGTATGGACTTACCGTATCATTCCTAGACTCTCATAATGTAAAACCTTTACAGAACTATTGGGTCAATGATTATTTAGTATACTGGCATTCAGACAGTAACCCTGCATACAGCTATGAGTTTGGACGAGGTAAGAGGAAAGTGTACAGTCCTTTTGCTAAAAAGTTCAAGTTCCTTACTAACGCAGGAGATAAGACAATCCAAGGCCTAGATTATCTTCCTAAGACTGGAGAATGCTTAGTAATTACAAAGAGTTATAAAGACGTCCTTGTGTTACAAAGTCTTGGTTATCACTCAATTGCCCCACAAAGTGAGTCTATGACCATATCATCTGAGATGATAGATAATCTTAAAAGTAGGTTTAAGCACATATATCTGTTGTATGATAATGATGCTACAGGTAAAAAGTACAGTAAAAAACTTTGCGAGCAATATAGGCTTATGTCTATATTTGTTCCAGAGCCTATTAAAGATATATCAGACTATAGAAAAACATACGGTATAGTCAAAACAGTAGGTTTGCTAAAAGCCCTTCTAGATGAAGACAGAGAAAGAGAAGAAGTCACAAAAGGTAATTCGTTCTAGGCCTAAGCCTAAGTCTCCTAACTCAGGAGCAAGGGCAAGAAGAAAAGGACATACGTATGAGCGTAATATTGTCAAGTTCTTTAAGGATCTAGGATTTGAGCAAGCCAAAACTAGTAGACTAGGAAGCAGATTGCTTGATGCTGCAAAGGTGGATATATGTGATATACCGTTTAATGTACAATGCAAGGCAGTCGAAGCGCACATAGATTATTACAAATTGACTGAAGAAATTACAGCTGAGGTCAATAAACTTGTGCCTAAGAGAGCAGAGTATCCTGTAATAATCTTTCACAAAAAGAACAAGAAGACTAACATAGTAATGACTATGGAAGAGTTTAAGAAGTTCTTTAACACAATGTGGAGTAACAAATTAATTTATGACCATTACGTTTAGTAGTCAGTACAAAAGAGAATGCTACGATGCATTCAGATATTCTCCATATATTAATAAAGTCATGGAGTCTCTGGATAGTGGTAATTCTCCTAATCTTAGGTCTTACATGGATGCATCTATTGATGATTTACAGAATGAGATAAATCAGCCAATAGGTGATGGTGAGCATAGCATCCATAATAGCAGAGTACAACAACTTAGATTGATGTACTCTAGCTGGTATAAGTTATTTGAATTATTGGAAAGTCAAGACACAACAGAATATGAACTACTTCCAAATACCAGCAATTAGTAATTCTTCACTCAGTACATTTAATTACGACCCTTCGTATTATTACAAGGTACATGTAACCAAGGAGCTTGTAGATAGAAAAGAAAGCTCTTCTCTTACCTTTGGTTCATTGGTACATTGCCTTATACTAGAGCCTGAAGAAATACCTAACAGGTATGTAGTATCCACGTTAAATCCAGAGGACAAACCTGCTGGTATGATGCTGGACTTTATTAATGCCCTTCTTCAATTTGATATTGTAGATGATATTAGCATAGATGCAGCTTATGCAAAGTCAGGCTATAAGATCAGTAAAGAGAAGGTGCTTGAGTCATTTAATAAGTCTGCTAATCAACTCTACTACAATGAGATGTTTAACAGCAAAGGCAAAAGCCTTGTTTTAAAGAATGAGTTTGATCTTGCTACACAATGTGCAAACATTGCTATGCATAATCCTCAATGGCCTGAAATCTTAGGTGAGTATACTTGGATTACACACAAAGAACTTGAGATACTGTGGGAAGAAAATGGCCTGCAGTTTAAGTCAAAGCTGGACCATCTTTATATAAGAAGGACTGGTGATACTTTGTTTGTCAAGTACTTTGACTATAAGACAGACAGCCAAAAACCTGTATATAAATACATAGAAACATTTGAGTATTGGAAGACCTACAGACAGATGGCTTTTTATGAGAAAGCTATTAGGCAGTGGGTCAAACAAGAATATGTAGATATTCCTCATGTACACATTGTAATGTACCTTGTACCTATTGATGTGATAAGGTGTAAATCCCTTATCTATAACGTAGATAAAAGTTACATTGAGAAAGGTACTAAGGAAATAAACGAAGACCTCAATAACTTGTTATGGCATATAGAGACAGGTAAGTGGGAATATCCAAGAGCTACATATAAGCAATTGGAAAGTTCTTCTAGTCTGACTTTGTTTGACAAGGAATATTATCTACATTTAGGACTCAATAAGCTAAACATAGCATGAAAGAGTGTATAAAGAAAATAGATGAGTTTCATAAAGCATTCAAGATTCATTCTGAGAGTGTTCCTACTATACCTGATACAGCTACAGTACAGCTCAGGTATAAACTGGCACTAGAAGAACTCCAAGAATTCATGGATGCATGTCAAGTTGAGGATCCAGTAAAGGTATTTGATGCACTTGTAGACCAATTATACATTCTTTTAGGTACTGCTCATGTCTTTGGCATGGCAGATGCATTGGAAGAAGGTTTTAAGGAAGTCCATAGGTCCAACATGACTAAACTGGATGAGAATGGCAAGCCAGTATATCGTGAAGATGGGAAAGTAATTAAGTCACATCTTTATGAAAAGCCTGACCTTGCTACAGTTTTAGGCGAAATATATTCAGTATAGTAAGTATGAGGAAGACCAGGTTTGAACCAAAAGAAAGGAACAAAGCCTACATCTTTCTTCCTCCTATGCTTGATATAGACCCTGTATTTATGCAATTGCATCTGTTGCTAAATGTATATTTATCTTCAGATGATCTCCCGGATGTAAAGAATTCCATATTCTTACATTATGAGTATCAAGATTTAGAGGGGTCCTTTGCAAGATTAGAAAATAATCTTAAGAAGAACTTGCATTTCAGAGGTATGTATGAACCTGATAAGTACACTACCATATTCTATTTTCATGTCCCCAAACACTGGTTTGATGATTATCTCCTGTTCTTAGATAGTAAGTACAGTAAGATTTCTGAGACATTGAAAAAGAAGATTCTGAGATTCTACAATCTTGGTTCACACTCCCAAGTGTACAAAGTGCTTTACAGAGATATAGAAAGACGTAGAGAGCTAGAAGAAGAATTAGATGTAGAGCTACCAGCTGAAGCAGAGGTAGCAAGTGCATTAGACTTTAGACAAGAGAGCTACACAGAAGCACACAAAATAATCCACTTGAATAAATCCAATAAAGAACTCTGGGAAATTTAAATTAAGTAATGCGGAATATCATAGTACCTGAAAGTGCCCTAGAAACTTCCGATAAATTCAAGCAATGGTTCTCTATGATGTACGCTGAGTTATTTGGCGACCCTTTAGTAATGAAGCTCCAAAGAACGGGCTTTCCTAAAGATCCAGAGAGAGCAACAGCATTGCTTGAGATGATGCTAAAACATGTAAATTTGATATTGTTTGG